CACATGCCCGCCTTTTTCTTTTTAGTTCTGCAGTGTCCGCTCGCACTCTCGCAGTGCATCGGTGAGCGCGTCGGCCTCTGCCTCTGTCAGCGAGTAGTCAGCCTGCAGCTGCTCGCAATCGGTAGAGCGCCAGCCGCCGCCATAGAGAGACCATGCGCAAGAGTCGAGATCGGTAAAAGTGCTTTTCATAGTGAACTCCTTTCGTGTGTGCGCCGCGCTTGCGGCGGTGGCGCGCTATGACTTGTGACGGATCCACCGAGTCAGTACATGCACTAGGTAGCAAGCGGCGGATACTATCAGCAGTATGCTAGGGACAAGCGCACGCCCGCTAAGCAGGTAAAGCGCAAAGCAAAGCCAAAAAGCAGCCATTAAGAGTATATCTTTCATAGTGTTTATGCTATACTAGAAAAGAACCGAGCGCCGGCTGCAACCGGCGCCCGTCTCGCGAGCCTTAGCTTGCGAGGTGATACAGCGCTTTGATTAGCTTGGCGACGAGTTGTACAAGGATGGGGCCTTGCGTCAGCATCGCGTTTATACCTGTCAGTATAGACGCGATAGCGGTGACGGACTTCGCGAGATTCATGAGCTTATCAGGGCGCTGATCTTTTTTTGTCCTTTTCCGTTTCATAGCTTTTTCCTCCTTTCCGATTTTTTCCGCTTTGCTTGCGGTGCCGTCACAGTATCACGGCGAATTTTATCTTGTCAAGAGATTTTGAAAAAATATTTTTTTGGCGTCCGTTTATGCGGACGTCTTTTTTTGTTATATAAAGTCGTTGAAGAATTAATCAACTTGATTTTATATTTCTTTATATATACTAGCGCCATACAGAGAAGCAAGCATATAAAAAAACGCACGCGTGCCACGCGCAGAGCGCCCCACTTGCGCGTTTGAGTACAGAACGAAAAACTTGCAAGGTACTTCCTGGGGGGGTGGGGGTATAGCGGGGCGGAAGAGGCGCGGCGTTTTTGGCTATAAAGCACCTTTTTTGGGGTGACTTCCTTCCGCAAATCGGGGCGGGAAGCTAAAAAAAGCTACCTTGTAAGGCAAGCAAAACGGAGAGGGAGAAAAAGCGGAAATGAGAGGGGGGACATTTGAGGCATGGAAGTGAACCAGAAAGAACTTGCAGCGTGCCTCGGGATCACCTCCAGAAGAGTGAGACAGTTGCGCGAAGAAGGGCTTTTCCAATTCGCACCAGGAAGCAAAAGATATTCTTTGGAAAAATGCGTTCAAGAATATATAGAATTTAAGATAGACGAAGAAACTGGAAGAAAAGGAAACCTCGATAAAGAAAGAGTAAGTGCAGAGCATGAGGAAATAAAAAAACAGATATCTGAAATCAAGTTAAAGCGATTAAAAAGAGAGATGCATCGCGCCGATGATGTTGAATTGTTTTTGACGGACATGCTACTACACTTCAAACAAAAATTGACATTGTTGCCGCCAAAATTGGCGATTGGAATAATTGGAGAGACGGACGTAAATCTGGTTGTGAAAAAAATAGAAGCGGGGGTAAAAGACGCGCTTTCCGAGCTGGCAGAGTACAATCCGGACGAAATAGAGCGAACAGAAGAAACAACAGAGGGTGAGGAAGGCGAAGAATGAGCGACAGGGAGCGGCAGAGAAGGAAAACTGCGAAGCTGTTTCGGCGCGTGATTCGGAGCACATTAAGCCCGAAGGAAACGCTTACGGTATCTGAATGGGCGGAGCGATACCGGGTGTTGGACGGCACATCAAATATACAGGGCAAATGGTCCAATGATGTGACGCCGTATTTGCGCGGGATTATGGATAGCTTTGTGGATCCGGCAGTCAGAAGAATCTACTTTTGCAAGGCGTCACAGATTGGCGGCACGGAGGCCATGCTGAACATGCTCGGGTACATTGTGACGGAAAGTCCGGCACCGACGATGATTGTCTATCCGACAGATGATTTGGGGAAAGAAGTGTCAAACCTGAGAATTAAGCCCGCATTCCGGCTGATTCCGGAGGTCAAGAAGGTTTTCAAAGAGCAGGAGTCGAAGGAACTGGAGTTGAGGTTTACGACGATGACGCTATTCCTGAACGGCGCGGGAAGCCCGTCAAAGCTGGCGTCGAAGCCGATTAAGTATCTCTTTTTTGATGAGATTGACAAGATGGGCGGAGCGTCAAAGAAAGAGGCGAGTCCGTTTAACCTGGCGCTGGAGAGAACAAAGACATATAGGCCGCAAGAGAAAGTGTATGCGTGTTCTACGCCGACATTGCGCGACAACTACATTTGGAATCTGCATGATGGAGCAGATGAGGTGAGGCACTATTTTGTGCCGTGCCCGAATTGTGGAGAAATGATTGAACTGCGGTTTGCGCAAATTCGCTTTGAAAAAGACGATGAGAAGCAGATGAGCATAGCAGAGCGAGCCAAGACGGCCACATATTTTTGCGAGAAGTGCGGGATGGAAATCAAGAATGAGAGCAAGCCGGAAATGCTACGGCGCGGAGAATGGCAAGCGGTCAGGAAAAGAGGAATTGGGGCACCGCGGTCGGTAGGGTTCTGGATTAATTCGCTTTATAGCGTGTTTCTCAAATGGGAGGATGTGGCAGAAGAGTTCCTGAAATCGTATGAGGATCCGGAGCAACTGCAGAACTTTACGAATTCATGGTTGGGTGAGCCGTGGGAAGACACGAAGCTGAAAACAACGGCGGACACGGTACAGGACAGGGAAACAGAGGAAGAAGAATTTGTCGTACCGTCCTGGGCTGTTTTCTTGACGGGTGGAGTCGATGTTCAGGAAACAAGTCTGTATTACACGATTCGAGCGTGGGGAGAATACACGACCTCGCAGAACATAACGCACGGGCAGGCCTTGGGATTCGAGGAAATAGCCGATGCTATGAATCGGGAGTACAAGACAGCAGACGGAAGAAAGATGGTTGTGAAGCTCTGCCTTGTAGACTCCGGATATCAAGCGGACAGCACATATGATTTTTGCGTGAGCAATTCAGACTGGGCGCTGCCGGTAAAAGGTTCGTCCAATCCGATGAGGGACAGATACAAAATCAGCAAAGTAGACCGGCAAGGCTCGCGTGCATACGGAATGCAACTTGTCCTGGTAGACGGCAGTCAGTTCAAGGATTCTATTTCAGCGCGGATGCGGCGCGAAAACGGAAAAGGTTCATGGATGGTATATCGGGGATGCGATGAGGAATACAGACAACAGGTGACGGCAGAACACAAAGTCGTTGAACGTTCCGGCGGAAAAGAGAAAACTGTATGGAGATTGAAACATTCACATGCGGATAATCACTATCTGGACTGCGAAGTTTATGCGATGGCGGCGGCTGAAATGTGTGGAGTGAGAAGTTTGCATCTCGCGACAGTACAAGAAAATGAGCAGGAAGAAACGCCGAAACAACAGCGAAAAGAAGAAGGCTGGATTCAGAATGTGGACGGCTGGATGGAGGGATACACATGAGCGACGAAGCAATTAACGTATACGGGACACCGGAAGAACAGCTGAACACAATCAACGAAGCGATTTACACGATTCTTAAGGGCGGTCAGAGTTACAAAATCGGAACGCGCGAGCTGGTACGAGCGAATTTGAATCAGCTGTTAAAGATGCAAAAGCAGCTACAGGCAACAGTACAGGGCGGAGAACCGTCAAACTTGCTTGCGGATACGTTCGTCGCAGTATTCCAGGGACGGTGAGAAATGGACATTTTAGGGAAAGTGATCGGAGTTTTTTCGCCGGAAAGAGCGTATAAGCGGGCGGCATATAAGCAAGCCTTGCATGAACTTGAACGTGCGATGAGCTATGACGGCGCGAGTTTCAGCAATGTGCATTCAAACACGAATTGGTATGCAGAGAACTTACCGGCAGCTTGGGCAGATGCAGGCGAGAGAGATGTATTGCGAGCGAGAGCACGGGACCTTGAGCGGAACTCGGATGTGATGAATGCCATTGTGGGGGCGTTCAAGAGAAATGTGTATGGAGCCGGATTCCGGCTGAGATCAACGGTCGAGTCTGAGGAGTTGCGAGAGGAAATAGAACGCGCCTGGGAAATTTGGTGTAAGAAAGAGAATTGCGATGTGACCGGAACGCAGAGCTTTGATTCCTTGATGCGCATGGCAATCCGGAGAAAAAAGGTCGATGGCGGAATTCTGATTCTGAAAACGCACACGGCGGGTGGATTCCTGCCGTTCAAACTGCAGGCACTGGAAGTCGATGCGCTGGATGAAACGGCAGTGGCGCATGGTAACAACAAGGTGATTGGCGGAATTGAATACGATATCTACAACAAGGCAGTTGGGTATCACATCAAGCAGTTTGCGCCGGACGGATTCACGGAGACGGAGACAAAGTTCTATCAAGCCAAGGATGTGATTTTCTATTTCACGAAGAACAGGCCGACACAGCTAAGAGAGGTGTCAGACCTTGCAGCGACAATCACGCGCGTAAGAGATATCAATGAGTTCATGAGATCGCTGGCGGTGAAAGAGAGATTGCTTGCCTGCCTGAGCGTTTTCATTAAGCGGGATTCGCCGCCGACGACAGGGCGGGGATATGGCAGCGTTGACGACGGTTATATGGGCAAGATGATTTCGCCCGGAACGATTAACTACTTGTCGCCCGGAGATGATATCAGCGTAGTTCAGCCGAACATGCAAGCTACGGATGCCACGGCGCACATCAAGCAGCAGATTAGAATGCTCGGGAGCGGGCAGGGTCTAAGCTATGAACTCGCGTCGCGCGATATGTCTGAGACGAACTATTCTTCGGCACGGCAGGGCGCAATCGAGGATGATCTGACATTTGAGGAAGAGCGGCAGCAGCTAAAGGACGTGATGGATGAAATTTTTGAAGAATTCATCAAGGCACTGTATTTGTCCGGAAAGCTGAGCGACGGGAGACCGGCAGACGGAAGTTTCTGGGAGAAAAACCGGTACGAATATTCGCGACACACCTGGATTAAAGCGCCAAAGAAGTGGATTGATCCGGCGAAAGAGGCGGCGGCCAACAAAGACGCGCTACTGACAGGGCAAAAGACCTTTGCGGATATGGCGGCGGAAAACGGAAAAGACTGGAAAGAGCAGCTGGAGGAAATGGCCAAAATCCAAAACTACGCCGCAGAACTGGACGTGGATTTGGTGGGGCAGTTGCTGGGGGCAAGAAAAGAGGAAGAAGCGGGGGATGAGAAAGACGAAGAATAAAACAACGCGGGCAAGGGAACAGTGCAATATGCAAGGGGAAATGTGGACGCGGGAGACAGCGCCGGAACGAGAGCTTCGGAGAGAGTTCGGAAACGCACAGATTACGGCGGTGGGAAGCGGCAACGAGGACGGAGAGAGTCGGGAGGTTGAGCTTTCCTTTTCGTCGGAAGAGCCATACGAGCGCTGGTTTGGAACGGAGATTTTAGACCATAGCGAAGGTTGCGTGAATCTAAAGAGACTGCGAGAAATCGGGTGCGTGCTTTTCAATCACGATAGGGACTATGTTCTCGGGAAGGTGATTGAAGCGTGGGTTGAGAACAGACGCGGCAAAGCGAAAATCAGATTCGATGAAGACGCGGAAGCGGAAAAGATTTTCAGGAAGGTAATGTCCGGAACGCTAAAAGGCGTATCGGTAGGATATACGATTGACAACTGGGAAAAGGTGGAACAGGGAAAGAAGTCAATCGATGGTAGGTTTGAGGGAGAGTGCTATATTGCAACGCGCTGGATGCCAACAGAGATTTCCATTGTGTCGGTTCCGGCAGACGAAAGCGTTGGTGTAGGAAGAAGTGCAGAAAACATGATGACAAAGGGAGGAGACAAAGTGGCAAAGAAAACGGGAGAGACAGAAGACCAGATGAGAAGTAATGCGGCAGGGGGAGAAATCCCTGACAACGCAACGCGCGGCGGCGCGGGCGAGGAGAGCGCGCAGGCACCTGCAAGCGCAGAGGAAAGAAGCGCAAGCGAGGAGAGAGACGAAGCGGTGAGAACTGCGGTGCAGAGAGAGCGGCAGAGGGTTGAAGAGATCAACGGCATGGAGCGAGAGTTTGACGTTGACTTGAGCGGCATGATCAGGGACGGAAGTTCCCTGGAAACAGTAAGGGAGTATGTATTGAACGAGTTGAGAAAGCATGCGGCACCGGCAGCGCAGGGAGCA